ATGTTTTAGATGATTCGAGATTAAAAAATTTAAAATTTTTTTTTGAGGAACATTTAAATAATTATTTTAAAGAAGTAGTGTCCATTGAAGATGGATTAAAACCATATATTTTGCAATCTTGGTTAAATTATAATAACAAAGATCAAGGGCATCATGTTCATATACACCAAAACTCTATAATTTCTGGTGTCTTTTATGTAAATAGTGACAAACAAAATGATGCAATAAATTTTAAAACAACAACTAGAAGAGATACTAGTGATATAATTTATTTTGGTAAACCAAAAAAATACAACACTTACAATTCTTACAAATGTATTTTTCCAGTAAACAAGGGAATGCTTATTATTTTTCCATCAAATTTAAAACATTATGTAGAAATTAATGAACAAAATTACACTAGAGTCAGTTTAGGTTTTAATGTTTTCGTAAAAGGAATTGCTGGGTATGAAAAAAGTATAAACAAATTAATTTTAAATTAATATGACAAATAAAAAAATGTTTGATGAAACTAAAGATGCAGATGAAAAACAAATTGGAGGATCTCACTATCAATCATTTATTATTCAACCATGGACTTTTATACGAAAGAATGGTCTCAATCCTTTTCAAGCAAATGTAATTAAGTATGTATGTAGATATTTATTTAAAGGTAAAACAATAGAAGATATAGACAAGATTATTCATTACTGTGAGTTAGAGAAACAACATTTGAAAGATGAAAAAAAAGATAAAGTGTAGTAAGTGTGATAAGGATGCAATCATAATGGAAGAAAAAATTTATTATTGTGCTGATTGCTACATTATAATTAAACGAATAAAAAAGAAGAATACATAATGAACGGACTACAACTTACGCTAACATTTAAGAAATCAATGTGGAACACACCGTCAGAATATAAAGATTTATCTGGTGCAACTGAGATAGCAATTGACTTAGAAACTAGAGACGATGGTATTAATGAAAAGCTTGGAGCTGGTTGGGCTTTAGGTAAAGGAGAGATTGTAGGGTTTGCAGTAGCCGTTGATGGATGGCAAGGATACTTTCCGTTTGGTCATTTAGGTGGTGGTAATATGATACCTGAACAAGTAAAAGCATACATGAAAAAAGTTTGTAGCTTACCTTGTGCAAAAATATTTCACAATGCTCAGTATGATGTAGGATGGTTAGAAGCATCTGGAATCACGGTCAACGGACCAATAGTAGATACAATGATTGCCGCAGCATTAATAGATGAGAATAGATTTAGTTATTCATTAAATGCATTGTCAGTAGATTATCTTGGAGAAATAAAAGCAGAAACAGAATTAAGAGAAGCTGCCGCCGCTCATGGTATAGATCCTAAAGCAGAGATGTGGAAGTTACCTGCAGAGCATGTTGGATATTATGCAGAGCAAGATGCAGTGCTTACATTAAAATTATGGCAAAGATTTAAACAAGAGATAAGAACTCAAAGTCTAGAAACTGTGTGGGATTTAGAACAACAATTAATTCCGGTGTTGATAAAAATGCGTCAACGAGGAGTGAGAGTCCAAGTGGAATTAGCTGAACAACTAAAAAAAGAAATGTTGAGCCAAGAAAAAGTAATACTGGAGGCCATACAAAAAGAATCAGGAATAGAAGTAGACATTTGGGCATCACGCCAGATTGCCAAAGCTTTTGACAAAATGAAACTAGACTATCCACGAACTGAAAAAACAAAAGAGCCTTCCTTTACACAAAATTGGTTAATAAATAACAAACATAAACTAGCTCAATTGATTGTGCAAGCCAGGGAGGTAAATAAATTTCATAGTACCTTCTTATCATCAATACTTCGATACCAGGTCAAAGGTAGAATTCATGGAGAGATACAACAATTAAGATCTGATTTAGGAGGAACTGTATCGGGTAGACTATCAATGAGTAACCCAAACCTACAACAAGTACCTGCTAGAAATAAAGATTTAGGTCCTAAGATAAGATCATTATTTATACCAGAAGAAGGTTATCAGTGGGGTTCATTTGACTACTCACAACAAGAACCTAGAATGACTGTACACTATGCAGCATCTATTGGAGAAAATGGTTATGCAGGATCTCAAGAATTAGTTGAAGCATATAAAGATAACAGTGCAGACTTTCATCAAACAGTTGCAGATCTTGTGGGTATTGAGAGAACTCAAGCTAAAACTATTGGCCTTGGTATTATGTATGGAATGGGGAAGAATAAATTAGCCTTATCTTTAGGAGTTACTAAAGATGAAGCAGATGAATTAATTACAAAATATAATAAGAAGGTACCTTTTATTAGAAAATTATCTGATAGATGTAAACTAGCAGCAGATGAGAAGGGTGTAATAAGAACTAAAAAAGGTAGGAAGTGTAGGTTTGATAAATGGGAAACAAGAGACTTTGGATTACACCAAGCCGAAACATTTGATAATGCAGTAGCAAAATATGGTAAAGATAATATCAAGAGAGCATTTACATACAAAGCTTTGAATAGATTAATTCAAGGATCCTCAGCTGATCAAACAAAACAATCAATGTTAGATTGTTACAACGCAGGCCACTTACCAATGTTACAGATCCATGATGAACTTTGTTTTAATATAAAAGATGAGGCTCATGCAAAAAATATTAAAAATATTATGGAAGACTCAATTGAATTTAAAGTGCCTTCAGTAGTTGATGTAGGACTTGGAAAGAGTTGGGGAGATGCTAAGTAGAAATTTTCCTCATGATAACAAAGACTTAATGGCTTACGCAGCAGGATTGTTTGATGGTGAAGGTAATATTAATTACGCACAATATAAATGTAATAAACCAAACGGTAAAACTTATTTAAAATGGAATGTTGCAATGGAGATTGCAATGACTGATTTAGATTGTATTAAAAATTTTTATGATATTGTTAAGGTTGGAAGTATTAGTTTTAAGGGTATAGGTAAAGGATCATTAGGTAAAGTAGATCAGTGGAGATGGAGATGCTCACATCAAAAAGCATTATATCTTGCAAAATTATTTTTACCATATGCTACTGTAAAAAGAGAAAGACTATTAAAAATTATAAACCACTATGAGTTTATTAAGCCGAAAGAATCCCTAGGAAAAAAGTTTAGTTTTTTAAAACCAAATAAAACTTAGCCTGTTGCAGCTAAGAGTTCTTGAACATCTTGGTGCTTTAACTCATTTCTAAGAGATTTAATTTCACTCTCAGTCTTTAGCATATCAGTAGTACATATTCCATTTGTCATAAGACTAGCTGACCAAGCATGCTCTTTGTGTTGAAGTTTTTTAAGCAACTCCAATTTTTCTTTACTTAACATCTACGATCTCCTCGTATGTTACGTGAAGTCTTTTATTACCGGTAAAGCCATCATTGATAACTTCAGCAGTACCATCCTCCACTTGTTCTGACACTTTTAACATCGCTTCTTTGCAATCGGTTGCTTCGACTACTTGGTCTACTTGCAAGCCTCCCATGTATGCTTTGATACGATAAGCTGTCATAAGATATTATAGGATATTTCAAAGCTTTGGTCAATATCCATGCCTTGGTTGTCAATAGCGTAACAAAATACACTGTAAGAGGCCATAGAGCCCCCTAATTCTTCGATTTGACGTTTTTTAGCTGTACCTATGGCTTTAGCTATAGATCTGCATTCTAAGGCATCTGAGAGGTCATCTCTTAGATATTGTCCACACTTTGTCTCTCCATTTGAGTAAGTTAAACAAAATGATGTTAATAGTATAAATTTAATAATCACTTAGGTTTCTAATAATTTTTCACAAGTAAACTTTGTATATATCTCATACTTATTTACTTCATCTCTACCCATTTCCTCTAATAAGTCTACTGATTTTTTGTAGCCATCAACATGGCAATCAAAAGAGTCTTTATAAGGAGGTTCTATTTGTATAGGGTTTGCACAACTACCACCTACAACTGAACAGATATAAATTATTAAAATTATTTTCATTGACTTTTAATTACATCCCATATATTTAAGATAGCATAATAAAAACAAACCAACAATAAGAGGAGACAAAATGACCAAAGATAACTTACTACCTTTAGGACAAAAGCCAGAAGGAGAATTAAGTTCATTACTTAAAATGCAAAATGCATTTAGTAAATTAGTAAGCAGCTTAAAGTTACTTCAAGAAAATATAGACAAATTAAAAGAAGAAAATAAAAGACTTAAAGAAGCTTTAGGTATTACAGAAACAATAGAGCCTTTAGTCTTAACTAAAGATATGGAGGTCAAAGATGGACATCAGTAAATGGAAGTCAGTAGCAATTCCTGCTAACGATTATAAAATTTTAAAATCACTTTGCAAATCAAAGTTTAGGGCTCCAGGAGCTATGATCTCTAAATTATTAAATGACTATGTAGATCATCAAGCAAGGAAACTAAAAATTCCTAATGCAGCTTTTCGTACTAAACTTTTAAACGGAGATAACAATGATGACAGAAAACGATCTAAAAAGAGTTGATACTCGAATAAAAGCAAAAGAACTTTTTACTATTGAGTTAGATCATGCAAACAACACACTTACATTTATAGTGAATGGTAAAATAATGAATGTTGTTAAAACATTTAAAGCAGAATCTTTATTTGAAAGAATGTTAAAGATAGCAAAATTTAAATTCTTAAAGATGAGAGATGCTAGTAGAAAAGAATACATTGGAAAATAAATTAAAAGTTTTAGATTTATTTTCTGGGATTGGAGGCTTCTCGTTAGGCCTCCACTCAACAGGAATATTTGATACAATTAAATTTGTAGAGTTTGATGAGTTTTGTCAAAAGGTTTTAAAAAAGAATTACCCAAACGTACCAATTGAAGGAGATATAAAAAATGTCAAAGGAAAAGAATTCGAAGCAGACATCGTGGTCGGAGGTTTTCCCTGCCAACCGTTCAGCGTTGCAGGAAAACAAAAAGGGAGAGACGACAACCGTTATCTCTGGCCAGAAATGTTTAGACTCATTAAAGAAATCAAACCCGAGTTCGTTATTGGGGAGAATGTGCAAGGACTTGTTAACCTCCAAAACGGCATG